GTCTTCCAGTCCAAGGTCGATCTCCCCAGTCGGGGGACATCGATCCTGGTAAGACGCTCTCCCTTTCGCCTTACGGCTAGAGGTAGACCCTAAGCTTTCTCATCTGGAGTGGCGAGGACGCCACTGAACCAGCTTTCCAATCCCATGTCCCATCTAGGCGAACTAGCCTATAGGGATTTGGGCTGGACTGTCCTGGTTGGCGGGGGCCGCGAGGTCCCCACTTCCCAGTAACAAATGGATCTCCAAATAACTGTCTTCCAGAACTCTCGTCCTGGATTTCAGTTACACGGGGCTTGCGCCCTGTGATAGGAGAATCCATCACCGGTTCTTCATGGAAGAACTGGATGAGATCGCTGTTATTTCGGCCTCTAACTGAGCGGACTCGCGTCGTAAACGCGAGACGCAAAGTATAATCTCGCTGGAGGTCCGGATCCCAGAATGTTTTACGATTTCTGAGATCAGTTCCTCCAAACGAGAAGAGACCGATTCCGCCAACCTCTGCATTTCCAACAACGAGATTGTCTCTGACAATCCGCGGGAGGAGATGCAAGACGCTGTTTGAAGCATGCCAAAAGCCTTTCTTGTAAAGGTTGTTGGTGTATTCTACCAGCGCCGCCATCGAGGTTGCGGAGCCGCTGTACGGAGGCTTGTGAACGCGTGCGGGGGTTACATCTACACCCCTGAATGCGTCCATCCCGCAAGACTCTCTGAAGGATACTCCTTCAAAGCTTTTGCTGGAGTTTACAAGCAAGCCACACTCGTGTAAAACGAGTTTGGTCCAACCGTACGCATGGATGGGGACAATGATATCGTCCCCAAACACGCGGACCCTGGCGAAGTCCTGACGCAACCTACCCTTATGCCAATCGTGTTCTCTCCTCTCGCTGAGCCGAAGGGCCCAGACAGAGAGAAGAGTAAACACTATTGACTGGATAGGAAACGTTAGAGCTGAGCCCATGGTAGCGAACTTACGAAGGACATGGAGTTTTGGAAACTCCTTATCAATCGTTTGTTCGACGGCTCTCGTACGACTTGCTTGCATGGCGTCCAGTAAGTCATGATGACTCTGGAAGACATACTCGACAAGTCGCGTTGAGAGACGGTCAGAGGCTGCACTAAGATCTAGTGTAGCCATTGACCTATCATGCGATGCCTGAAGCGCCCAAAGCTGGGAAGCTTCTTGGCTCTCAAAGGATATCGACCTCCCAAGTGTGGAGGTAGGTATCCGATCCCTCAACCATCTCCAGATGCTTTGCTGCATCCATTGATGGGCTATAGGCTCTGCGCAGATAAGCCTGGGACCCTTTTGAGTCTTTGGCACTGCAAGAAGCCTAGAGGGTGGCTCTCGCACGCTCGGAACGGATTCAAAACAATCTGAAAGATTGCCTGAACCGAACCAATCGTACGGGAACCAGAGACCCAGTTTCCGAGGCCAGGTCGGATACTCGTACTTAGAGATCCAACCACGCTCGGAGACGGCACCGGGGCCGTGCTTAGGCCTAAGTTCCCAATAGTCGAGGGGACCAAGTTCTGAGATGATTCGTCCGCATAGTTTGCGGAAAGAATCCCAAGGAACAAGATCACCAAGACTGCTATCACGACCGAAAAGATCCGGCCCGATAGAAGAGCTCGGAGAAGAATCCCCTTGTAAGGGGTGCCCTCTCCTACAGCGCCACTCCGGGATATCGCTATCCCAAGTGAGGCTATGGCTCTTAGGAAGATGCTCCTCAACATCGAAGAACTCCTTTACGGTTTTCTTCAGTGCAAGAGGTCTCACAGGTACTTCAAGCTTCTTCAAACTCTGAGTTAGAGTCCGAAGTAGCAGGACGCACCAGTGGTCAGCATCAGGTCTAAGCACACCATCAGTATCGAACACCTTCACGAGGATTCCCCAGAAAAGTCTGGGTCTCCCATGATAAAGAGGGATTCCACGAGGAATCTCTGCCTTATCAAGGAAGGAACCGTGATCAAGGGATCGATCGATCCAATGACCATAGTCTGGGAGTGTTAACGTAAAGAACGCTAACCCTCTCTGTTCGATTGCTCTACGGAGGTAGGACAAGTCCAACTCCATAGAACTCCTGATGTCGGTTAAGTGTATGGCTGCATCTTCGAAGATGCCTTCATACAACGTCATCACAAAGGTTTCGTAGCTTTTCACGGCGACAAACCTCCGTTTGGAAGCCGTCTACGTGACCCCGATGCTACCACGGATCCCTAGAGGGTCCTTACCCCCTAGAGACCTCTGACACTTGAAGTAGTTAGCGCTACCGCTTTAGTTGAGACCGTTGTTTAGGTCGTCAACGACGGCATAAGAGCTAGCTGACAAATAGGCAGCCACGGCTTTGGCATCATATCCAACCTGGATATTGCCATCAGTCTTGCCATGCCTCATTGTCCACGCCACACTTTCCTTGTACATGGGAAGAGTGGACGTGGGGAAGGTAACATGTTCGAGGTAAAAGTTATGCCTCTTCATGACCATCCCATCCCCATCCGGTTTGTCAACCGAATGACGAATCTTCAAGTTCCAGGAATCAAGCGCGGACTCGAGTGAGTACTCGCTTCCGTAGTTGTCCTGGTTGATTCTGTTGAGAACTTTCGCAACAGAATTTACCGTCAAGGTAATGGTAGCACCGAAAGCCATGTGTGATGAACCCCGAAAAGTCTGTCTATCTCCTAAGGATCTGGAGAGTTGCCAGACTTCCCAGGACCGACAGCTTGAACGCGTCCAAGAAGGGCACGCTCAGGTGAATACCAAGTGCATCTAACACGGAAAGCTGAGCCCTATTCAGCACGGTGTGCTGAATATTCCCGCCCTGAAACGATTGTAACGGGGCTGGTTGGTATGCTTGTAGATGTACAAGTGTGGTCTCTTTCCACATCTTGTTGATCCGAGAGGGTTGATAGAACAGCATGTTCTTCGACACCTCCAGAGCATCGCTTACGTTAGCGAACCAATCTATAAGCCATGACCAAGGCATAGCTTTCCATAGAGCCACAGGCAAATCCCATCCGGTTAAACCGTATGCGGATTGAAACCCATCTAACCAGGTGGGTCTCACTAGATTGTGGTTCCAGTCAGAGAGAGACCAGCGTACAGTAGCCCAACAATCGACCTGCCGTTCTAGGCTGGCCATTGGAGAAATGAAGATTCCAAAGCCTGAGTGTGAAGACACTTGGGCTTGGAATCCATCATTAAAGCTACCAAAGCTGACCCTTTTGCTAATCGTCTTGCCAGAATTCAGTTCTCCGATCTCGTCGATCCTCTTTTGGACGGCGTTACCGAAGTCCCAAAGTCTGGACAAGTCTTGAAGCAACGGAGCCCAACCGAACTGATAAGCCAAAGTTGCCGATGCGGCATTCTGAGGCTTAGTCAGATAACTGGTTGGCCCTCTCCAGAGACCAAGAAGCAGGTCTCCGGCGTGCTTCAACATCTTGGGTATGTCGCGGACACCCTCAAGGATGTCAGTTACGACATGCACAGATGGACGCAAAGGAGCAGTGGCTGCAACGATCTTCTGCGCAGTGAATTGACCTAACCAAGCATTAAGGTTAGTGTCATTTACTGGCGGAAAATTCGTCGGCACTGAGAGAAACCCGTGACCATACCAGGTCCCGAGCCAATCAAAGTGGCAGTCCTGCATCTCGTCCCGTGTGATCTTGAGAGGATGGTCCGACTTAGGACCTAAAGAATCCTCACAACGCTCGTCGTACGCAGGACCAGTACCGAATATCGGAGGACCTCCGAAAAGAGAGTAGGAAGTCGTTCTAATATTCATCTGGCGTGTGCGGACGCGAGCCACGGGAATGCACCTATGTATTCAAGGGACCAAAATGGATAGGACTCGTTGTTCAGTCCTACGGAGGCTCCCAGGATGGGAG